TGTTGGTGGTCGCCGGTCCTGCGCCAAGGGTGCAATGGGCGGTCACGGATGAGTTCGGGGGCGTGGTCAGGATAAGGGTGGTCGCGCCGGTTGGGATGCCGGTGGTGACATTCGATCCGGTCACCGAAACGTTGGGAATTTCTGTCGTTCCAGGAGCGAATGGAGTGACCGTGGCGCTGCCGCCGACCGAATAGGCATTGACGTAAGGCATGGTGCTGCCGCCCGCCGCCGCCGCCCCGCCAGTGCCAACCCCTGCGGTCCCGGGCCAAGAGAAGCTGCTGCCGCCGACGAGGTAAGCGTTGACGTAGGGCATCGTGCCGGCGGTGGCGACGCCGCCCAAGGCGAGGCCCGCAGTTCCCGGCCATGTAAAAGCCCCACCGCTGGCCGAGCCGCACAGGTGGCCGGTGGTATCCATGAACAGCCCGGCAGTGGAGCCAGGGTTGGGGGTGGGGAATGGCGCGAGCGTGCCGCAGTTCGCCACGACCCGAGCCGTCGAGGGAACCTGCGCATGGGCGCTGCCCAGCCCGGCCAGCAGGAGCGCGGCAGCGGCGAGATATTTGAGCGACATGGCGTCCTACTCGCTGGCTTGGGTCACGGTCATGCTGACCGAGCCGGTGCCGCTGGCTAGGTTAATCTTGATGTATGCCGGGATCGCTTCCAGCACCCCGTAGGCATTCGCGGTCGCGCCGACGACGCCGGTCAGCGTGCTATCCCAAACCGGGCTAGCGACCGGATTGATCAGGCTGTTCGGATCATCGTTGGTGGTCAGCACGCTATAGACCACCGATCCGACGACGCTGGTCTGGAAGGTGACCGGGGCGGCCGCGTATTCGTCCAGGCGCAGCCAGCCGCTATCGGTATTGGCCGCAGCGTTGGGGCCGACCTTCTTGGTGTAAGTTTTGGTCATCGAGCTCTCCCGAGGTGCGGCTTTTTGGCTTTGCCTTCGACCGCGCCGCCGCGCTTCCTGGCGTCGGTCGCCATCTGCGCCGCCAAGCCGTGCGACTGCCCCTGATCCATCATGTCGGTGTATTGCTGGCCCATGCCGGGATTGAGGGCGGCCTGCTGCGGCGTGGTCCCGCCGATCGCCCGCTTGGCGCGCGAGGGATGGCTGTCGCGCCAAGCCTCGCTATGCGCGCCCCGGCGCTGGCCCTTGGCGGTGGCGGTATTGGTGCCGGGCTTGAGCGAGCCGGATTTCTGCAAGGTCGCGCTGGCCACGGCATAGGGGTTATCGACCTTGCCTTTCAGCTTCTTGACAGCGGTTTCCATGAGCTTCGGCAGCTTCGGCATCAGAAGTCGCCTTTGGTGTCGACAGGCGCTGGCCCCTCGTTCTTTCGAACGAAGGCGCTGTCCTCGGCTTTCCGCTGCTCGGCGCTCATGGCGTCGCGGCGGGCCTGCCCGGCGGCGTAAGCCGCCTTGAGATCAGGCTCCGCCGTCACGCCGCCCCCAGCGCGTCCCATTCTTCCGAGATGCGGCTTGCTCGATTTGCCCGTGATGAACCCGCCGCGCTTTTTGGCGAGGATGCGATCGGCCTTTTCGTCGATCGCCGCCTTGTCCGGGGCGTGGTGCATGGCGGCGAACGCCTTGGCGAGAACGGCATGTTTACGATCTGGCATTGGATATTTGCCAGACTTCGGCTCGCCCATCTTTGATGCTGGGAGGCTTTTGCGAACTTTGGCGCTTACGGTCACAATACCCCTCCGAAACTAGAACGCCGCCCCTGACTGCGGAGGTCTGGGGCGGCGCCGAGGCTGCGAAAAGACGCCCCGCTTGAGGCTCTGTCAGGCCGCCTTACGCATTACGGTGTAGCTTCCCCTTCGGGCATGATTTTCCGGTCCTTTGGCTTCCGCGGATCATCCGCAGAGGTCAGGGGCTTCATATCCGATCCGACGCCGCCGCCGCGCGCGCGGCCAGCGCGACCGAGATGCGGCTTCTTCATCCCGCCCTCGACTTTGCCGCCCTTCTTGCGACCGACGACGCCACCAGCGGCGTCACATTCGCGATCCATTTCCGCCTTGCCGCCGCGCGCACGAAACAGCGGGCCCTTGCCGCGTTTCAGCGTCGCGTCGGGCGCCATCCCGGTCGGCTTATCGCTGTAAAACGCCCGCTTGACCTCTTTGCGGTCGTCTTTCTTGATCTTGCCGCCGGAGGCCCGGCCCTCTCGATCCATTTCGCCCTTCATAAGAGCTCTCCTTAAGCCGGCACGACCCCGTACAGGGCCGCGTAGTTCGTCGGGCTCGCCACCAAAACCTGGGCGGCGTTGAGCGACTGGATGATGGTAAACCGAAGCGAGCCGTTAGGGCCAGTGCCCGATGCGCCGCCGTTCGGGCCTTTGGCGGACAGCTGGACCGCGCCGCGCGGATCTTTGGTCGCGGTGGTGGCCGGATTGGTGAAGTCGGCGAACTGATTGACGCTGGTCGTATACGCCGCGCCGTTGGAAAGCACCTGCGGCAGGAAGCCGTCATTGACCAGCGCGATCGGCAGGCCGACCAAATCGGAGGTGACGACGGTATAATTGTGCGCATCGGTGAATTGCGGGGTGGCCGAAAGGAGGACCTTGTACGTCTTATTGCCATAGACGGTGGTCGCCCCGGCGGTAGCGGCGATGATCTCGCTCTGCGGCTGGAGCCAGACGTCGAGCCCCTGGATCAGCACATTGCCGCCGGTTCCGCTGGCGACGCCGGTCACGCCGACGCCGCGCGCGGCGCCGCAATCGGGGTTGACGAAGCGCCCCGAGCCGGCGCCGAAGCTGTTCGAATAATATTGCGGCTGGAAGCCGTAGGAGTTGGGATTGCCGGCGACATGGCCAATCGGCGTCGTCGCTTGGCTGGTGACCACCGGGCGATCGAGCGTGATCGAAGTGGTTCCGACCGCGATCACCTTGGCGAATAGCACCGCAGCCGCCGCGCCGCAGCCGCCGAGGGAAACGAACATGCCGGGGAAATAGCGCCAGGGATCGGCGATCGAGGTGATGGTGGGGCTGGTCGCGGTCGCCGCGCCGGTTCCGAAGCCCATGTCGATGGCGACCCCGGTCTGCGGCCCGGAAGGGGTCAAGACCGGCGCGCCCGGCGCGGTTCCTGCGGCGAAGGCGGTGATCAGCGGCAGCGGCGTTCCGCTGGTCGCATTGCCGGCGACGGTCAGCACCGCGCCGCCGGTCGCCAGGATGGCGTTGGTGGCGCAGAAGCTGTCGTTCATGAACAGGGCGCGGAAAGCGCCCGAGCCCTTCTGATCCTTGGAGCCGGGGCCGCCGGGGGCGACGAGGCCATGGCCGTTCCAGAACAGCGAGGGGCCGATCTCATCCGAATATTCAAGCGGCGGCCCTTGCCCGGCCTGACCGCCGGCAACGGCGCCCAGGGAAATGAGCGGACCAACGAATGATGCCTGCGCCATCGCCTACTCCACAACTTTCAGCGTGCGCCGATGGCGCTCGATATCAATATGAATAACGCAAGCCACTTCATAAGACCTTGTTATTGCGTTGGAAAACTGCCCCAAATTGCACGCCAGTCAAAGAAGCCAAAACTATATCTTTCGTAGCCCTTAACCAAGAGGTTGTCGGTTGTGAAGTCAACTTGCATGTCCATTTCAAAGGCAACTCTCTGGAGATAGAGCAGCCCCTCCTGATCGGTCAGGATGAACCATGCGGTCGGGCTCGACAGGTAATCGTGGACCAGATGCCCGTCCGGAATGCCGCCCGAGGTTTCCAAAATGGCGTTGACGTCGTTGTCCGACGTCCCGGGGCGAAGAACGGTCTTGAGCAGGCGGATGGCGATCGGCTCGAGCGCGATCGGGACCACGAGCTTGCGGGCGCGCGCCTGCATGCGCAGGCCGGCGTTGTCGCGGAACAGGCCGCGGATCGAGGCTTGGGCGTTGAGCAGCGCCGCTTCGTTCAGGTCCATATCGACCTGGAAGCGGTTCGGCACCACTCCGGTGTCGATCGGGTGGCTCAAGGAGCAGAGCGGCTGCTGATCGCCAAGGATGGTCGGATCGAGCACGGTCGCGGTGTTGAGAAGGTTCGCGCCGTAGATTTCCTTGGTCTGATTGAAAGACTTCTGCAAGCCCAGATTGGATGGCCGCCATTGCCTCTTGTAGAGGTTGTCATCGATCATCTTGCGGGTGAAGGCGTAACCCAACCCGATTTCTTTGTGGTATTGATTGTAGACGTAGCGCTCGCCGGCCTGATTGTCGAAGGTGGTCGGGCCGCCTTCATTCTTCAGCGCCGCCAGCCCCAGATAGCGCATCGAGGCGGTGCGTTCGACCGACATGAACGACTTATCGACGTGGAAAATCTTGGGATAGATCCGATCCAGGTCCTTGTAGTCGCCAGCGACTTTGCGGAGGCCGGGAAACAGCAGGTCGTAAGCCGCTGCGACGTTAATCGACATGCCTTAATCCTCCGAAGGTGCGGCCCAAAACTCC